CTTGGTGCCGGCCGTACGCACGTACAGCTGCTGGCGATGCAGGGTCAGCTGGAAGCACCGGCGGAACAGCGAGCCGCACTGGCTGCGGAGGTACGCCAGGGCCAAGTGGTTCCCGTTTGGTTCCCGTTTCTGGTGCGAAACGCCACGATCCGCCGGCATGTGCTTCCTGGTGAACCCAGTCAGAACCTAGTCTTGACGCGGAAAACGCGCCCTGGACTTGATTCCCACTTTGCCGTATCACTGGCTCACCCAGCCAGATCGCTTTGCTGAGAACCGCTGCGTCGCAAGGGGTTAGAACAACTGGAACCGCGGTGGTTCCGGAATGGTTCCCGTCTGGGGGCCCAGGGGGCGGTAGTCCAGCCCCCGCGCCACGACCCCCTCGAAGGCCTGCTCATCGGGCAGGTGCAGGGCGATGGTGACCGCCTCCCGTTTCATGCGAGTGAGGATCGAGCGGTTCGTACGGGTCGTCGCCATGCGCCGCACCAGCTGGGCCGCGTCGAGCATGGCCACGTACTGCTGCAGGGCGGAGCTGCGGGGGCGCCGCAGCCTGAGGCGGTCATGGCCGACGGGGCGCCTGGTCTCGCGGTAACCGGCCCCGTAGAGGTCCATCTCCAGCTGCCTGGACGGCGGTGGCGGCAGGTTGTCCGCCGGGTTGAACGGCCGCCGCCCAGGAACCGCCTCAGGCATGGCTGAGGCCTTCGAAGTAGGGGGCCGCGCCGGGCTCCTTGTGGAAGTCACGGATCTCGGCCTCCATGGCACTGCGCCCCAGCAGCTTGAAGACGCGGTTCAACTCATCGGCTGCCAGCTCCGACTCCCGCCGCACTGCCAGCCCCGTGTAGAGGCTGTGCATGGCATGGGCGGGGTCGTGGCGTCCATCCCGGTCGTAGAGATACTCGAGATACGCCTGCCGATTGGCCTCCAGTTTCGGGTTGCAGGAGGTGCCGTTCATGGTGCTGATGCCGCGATCCGCAAGTTAACGAGCGGCAGCGGCTGGCCACGGAAGTCGGGGACGCTTGTGGCGCTAGAGGGCGATGCGGCGGAAGGCGCGGACGCGGTTAACGTTCGTTTTGGCGTTGCCACCAAGGCTGCCGTCACTGAAGCTTAAGCCCCACCCATTGGCTGCATTGACCTCCGTGGATGACCAGTGGAAAAAAGCAGCAAATGCCTCTGAAGATGTGTTAAAGGCGCTCAAGTTGGTTTGTGCTGGATGTGTTGCCGTATTGTTTATTGTTCTTTTTGGCACTGAATAACTGTTAATGCCTGATGAAGTAAAGTTGGCTTGTGTAGATGGTTTGAGGTTGAAATAAGCAATATCAAGCTCCAGGCGGCTAGGCAGATACCAATCTGTGAACCCGCCAATACTTAGGTCAACGCAGAACTTAGCCGAAGGATGATCGTTAATACCCGCTGCAACCATTGCGGCCGTGTTGGCTGCACCATCAAAGTCGCTGGCCGTGCCGGCGGTGGCTGTGGTTGCGGTCTTCCACTGCAGGTTGCCGGTCAACGTATAACCGGTGCCAGTCGCCCCCGTTGCCCTCGGCGCCACGATCAGCGCGTGGGTTGGGTTGCCATCGGCGGTGTGGCTGATGTAGCCGGCGAAGTAGCCGCCGCCCCAGGCTTCACCGATGACGGCGGGGATGTACTGCCGTGTGGAAACGAGCCAGCTCATCGCAGCACCTCCAGAGCAGTCGTAGTGGCAGTGACTGCTTGTGTCAGTGGCTGGGTCATGGGATCACCGCTGCGAAGGTCGTGATGAGCTGGGTGACGCGGGCGTCGAGGAGGGTGAGGTTGAGGCTTTCGCCGATGGAGTAGAAGGCGAGGCGTGTCGCCATCTGACCTTCAGCAGACGCACCAGCTCGGTTGGCATAAACAAAGTGACTACCCGTTACCGGAGCTACTGAAGTTGCATTGCTGTTGCTACTTACTTGCGCAAGCCTGAAGTCTAGTGTGGTGCTGGTGGAACGGCTGCATCCAATAAAGCCGCTTGTGGATGCTGATACAGTGCTTGCGACAGAGCCTCCAAAGCCTGTTCTGACCGATAAGCGCCAAGCCGATGCAGAGTAATAAATCTGCGAGTTCCTTACTCCAACCGTATCGCGTCCGCCAATCAATGCTTTCCCTTCCGTCATTGTTGCGGTGTCGTTTTTGTAAACCGCAACGTGGCAACTATTCTGTGGATCTGTGTTGCCGTCTCTATTGCTGTTAAGGTACTTGGTGGATCCGTCTCCTAGTAGCCCCGTCTTCCTGCTGTAGTCACCAGAGACGAAAGGGCCAACATTCGTCGGCGCCGCCCCCACCAACGGCACCAAGGCGCCTGTCAGCGTCCGCGCCCCAGCCAGAATGCAGCTCGCCTTGATGGCGCTCCAAATGCCGTCGCTCTTGCAGCCCAGCACATTGAGAGGCGTCATGGGATCACCGCCGCGAAGGCTTGGATGAGGGTGGTCACGCGGGTGTCGAGGGCGGCGAGGTTGAGGGATTCGCCGATGGAGTAGAAGGCGAGGCGTCCGTTACTATAGTTACCCACAACAGGATTGTAGTTACGGGCAAAAACCGCAATCTGCCTAGCAGATGCGGCTACCGACGAGCCTGAAGTCGTGACCTCACTGCCACCGTTACGTGGAACGTAAGACGCGGATGAGCCTCGGTTGACACCAAAGAACCCCGTTGAAGCTGTCAACGAGTCGAGGCCCTCAAACCGCGATCTGCCGTAGTGATCTGGAGTCGTGAATCTACCAAGACTACTGCCGGAATTGGGCACATCTCCGACGCCTATGTAAAAGTCAGGGGCCCGATTTGTCGTCAGACTTGATACATAGACCGACATGTGATGCGAATCGCGCGGGTCGGCATTGTCCAGGCGTCCCGACCCCAGGTGCTTACTACTGCCATCCCCCACCAGTCCCGTCTTCCTGTTGTAATCCCCACTCACGAAGCCGTTATTCGTCGGAGCCGGGCCCTTGATGGGGTAGAGGGCGCCCGTGAGGTTGCTCCAGCCAGCCATGATGCAGCAGGCTTTGATCGGGTCCCAGATTCGGTCCTGCTTGCAGCCCACAACGAAGGCGTTGATGGCGAGGGCCAGGTCAGTGGCTTGTGTCATGCGAGGGTCCCTCCAGCGCGATAGACGCCACCGATGTAGACCGCAGCGTCCAGATCCATTGTGACGAGCTCGGGGAGGTCGGGTGTCAACGCGTAGGTGATGAGATTCAGGAGGCGAGTGACACGGGTGTCGAGGGCGGCGAGGTCAAGGGATTCACCCGCCGTAAAAAACGCAAGACGGTGCCCCCCCACGCTGGTTGCTCCCGGTCGCGCGTAGACGGTTACGGGGCCCGTGTGAACGCCAGTGGACGCCTGGCTCTGAACAACACTGATTGATGGATACCTGATGGTCTTGTTGGCAGAGTCGGAGCGCGACCAGCCGTAAAGGCCAGCGGAATTCGTACCAATGTTCTGCTGTCCCGTGCCGTCGTTTGCTCGATACACAAAAAAAGTAGATCCGCCTGTCCCTGCGTACCAAAGTTCGCTAGGGCTTGACGCTCCAATCAAGTGCTGATTAACGCCCGTCGCATTGATTGTGCTGGCATAGGCTGCCAAGTGCATGTTGTTCTGGTTAGCGGCGCTGGGCGACCATCCGGTCTGAAGGTACTTGGCAGCGGCGTCACCCACCAGCCCCGTCTTCCTGTCGTAATCTCCGCTCACGAAGTTAAAGTTCGTCGGCGCTGCTCCAACCAGCGGCACCAGCGCGCCGTTCAGCGTGCGAGCGCCCGCCAGGATGCAGCTGGCCTTGATTGCCGACCAGATGCCATCCGCCTTGCAGCCGATGATGAAGTCATCGACCGCTCTGGCCACGCCGGTCTCCAGTGCCTGGCCGTCAGCGGCTTCCACGGCCGTGACGTACGCCAGGGCCTCAGGCTGAGTCAGCCCACTGAAGCCGGGGCGCCAGACGAGGGTCATGCGCCACCTCCAGCCTGGGGCCGCTCGTAGCTCAGCAGCTCCGCAACGCGGTCAGCGTCGAGCAGCTCAGCGTCCACCAGCTGTTGCAGCCCCGGCTCCAGGCGCGGGTCGTCGAAGTTGACCACAGGCTCCGCGAGGAGGGTGGCGAGGAGGCCGGCGACGGTGGCATCGGTCTCGGCGGCGGCGAGGATGCCCGAGTACTCAGCGGGGGTGAAGCGAGCGATGAAGGCGGCAGAGGTGATGACGCCCACGCGGAAGAGGTCGGCATAGCTCTTGCCTTGGGCCTCCAGTAGCTCCAGGGCGAGGGCTTCGGCGGTGGTGCCGTTGCGGTTGGCGGCCTCGATGAAGCCATCCACGAAGCGGGGGTGGTCGAGGGTGATGGTGAGGGTCATGGCGGTCAGGTAGCGATGAGGCCGAGATCCCGCAGCCGGGACAGCAGCAGGTTGAGTTGAGTGATGACGCTAGCAGCATCCGTCGCATCAGCCACGGCTGCCGGTTGGACCACTGGCGTGGCGTTGTAGAACGCCAGTTTTTGCGTGGTGGCGGTGCCGATTTTGGTGCCAGTGGAGGTGCTAAGTTTGATATTTCTGTTTACCAGTTCAAGCGTCTGGTTCACCTGTAACGCCTGGATGTTGTAGTCAAACAGCATCCAGTTAGATCCACCGAACCCCATTCCTATGGTCGCGCCACCGGCAGCGCTTGGATTTAGCGAGATCGCTGTATCACTCGCAGCGACCCTGCGGACGCCATTCACTTGCAAGTCGATTAGGTTCCCAGCAAACCCACTCGCCGCATTGACGCCCAGGCCGGTGCCACTGGTGCTCCACGCTGTAGACGTGGTGCCCGAAGGCTCAATGAGCAGGTGAGGCTTGGTGGTAGTGGCGCTGCCGCCCGTGAACCACGTCCCGGTGAAGGCAACCGGAGGTGTACTGGCTGCCCCGTTGGCACTGAAGGCAATACTCCGCAGTGTCCCAGTGCCAGCCGCTTCGTTGGCGATGTTCAGGACGTTGCCAGACC